TCTTGGAAGATGCAGTATTCAAGGAAGGTAACTTGCCAACGGGTGAGCGTGTTGTTATCCGTACCGGTCTGCCTACCGTCTATTGGAGAGCATTGAACCAAGGTATTCCAAACAGCAAATCAACCACGGCACAAGTGGATGAAGCTTGCGGTATTCTGGAAGCCCGTTCTGAAGTAGACAAAGACTTGGCAATGCTGAATGGCAACACCAGCCAATTCCGTCTGTCAGAAGATCAAGCGTTCTTGGAAGCAATGAACCAAACCCAAGCAACCACCTTGTTCTACGGCAATCCTGGTACAGATCCAAAGCAGTTCCTTGGCCTGGCATCACGTTACTCAAGTTTGTCTGGCGGCAACGCACAGAACATTCTGAGTGCCGGTGGTTCTGGTTCAGACAATACCTCTGTTTACCTGGTAGTTTGGGGTGACAACACTGTTTACTGCCCGTTCCCTAAAGGTTCTAAGGCTGGTTTGGTCCATGAAGATCTGGGCGAACAGACCGTCTACAACTCAGATGGCACCCGTATGCAAGCATTGGCCACCCGTTACCAGTGGAAGAATGGCTTGGTTGTTAAGGATTGGCGTTATGTCGTTCGTATCCCTAACATCGATGTCAGCGACCTTATTGGTCAAGCTGGTACGCAAGCATCAACCGCTGCAACCGCGTTGATTAAGTTGATGGCTCGTTCACTGTATCGCATCCCTAACATGAGCATGGGTCGTGCAGCTTTCTACATGAACCGTACTGTTCACTCTGGCCTGGCACTTGCTGCTATGGACAAGAGCCAATACGTTCTGAAGATCGAACAAGGTCTAACCCAATTTGGTCAGCCTGATTCATGGTTGAGTTTCCTGGGAGTTCCACTGCGCCGCGTTGATTCGTTGCTTAACACCGAAGCAGTTGTATCCTAATCTAGATAACAGAGGAGAATTAAAATGATCACAGATGCACTTCTACGGGTTTCAGATGCGCAAGCATTAACGACCACAGCAGTTAGTACCAACACCATTGACCTGGTAACAGCACAGGATATGGGTGAAGGTGCAGCCTTATACTTCAACTTCGCTATGATCACCGCTGCTGCTGGTGGTACTAGTGTAAAATTTGAAGTTATCAGTTCAGCCGCAGCAGCATTGACCTCACCAACCGTTATTGGATCTAGTGATGCAATCGTCACCGCATCCCTGCCGATTGGTACGAATGTTGCTGTACGGGTAAACCCTGCTCTTGCAAGTTTAGGGCAACGGTACCTTGGTACGCGTTACACCATCGTCGGAACATACACCGGCGGTACGGTAACTGCTGATCTGGTTACAGACATCCAAGATGGTAAGAAATTCTACGCATCAGGATTTTCAGTAACATAATTTAAAGGGAACTATCCATGACTAAGAAATACCTTGTTCTAGTGAAGTCATATATCAACAATGCAATCCGTGAGGAAGGCGATATTGTTGAATACGATACCAAGCCAGGTTCCAATCTTCAACTGGTAGAGGAAGATGCTAAAGAAGAGGTTGTAAAGGAAACAAAAAAGAAATAGTTGTGGTGCGTTTCTAGTGTTTATAAGGGGGATTCGGGAAACCTTTTCCCCCTTTTTTTCTAAGGGGAAATTATGGCATCGGAAGTTGATATTGTTAATCTTGCTCTGGCAAACCTTGGAGATAACGCAACCGTAACAAGCTTGTACCCTCCCGAAGGATCTGCTCAGTCAGAACACGCAGCAAGGTTCTACCCAATAGCACGAGACACTCTTCTAGAAATGCATACATGGGCATTCACTACCAGGAGAGCAACTCTTAACCTGCTGAACATTACAGTTCCTCAGTGGAAGTATGTATACGCAGTACCAAATAATTGGGTTGGTTGTATCGCAGTCATCCCATCAGATTCAAATTCAGACTACAGTTCAATATACTCCCCAGTTGATACGCTAGGGTATACGGCCAACAATGTTCCTTTAGTGCAGGGTGGCCAATACATTCCGCAGCCATACCAGGTAGAGTCTGCTGATGACGGTTCAGATATTATCCTTACAAATCAAGAGAATGCGGTTCTTAGATACTCGGTATCTGTAACTGACACCACAAAATTCACCGCCTTGTTCACAATGACTTTGGCCTGGCACCTAGCATCAATGCTTGCCGGTCCAATAATTAAAGGTGATATCGGGGCAGCAGAAGCTGAAAGATGCGCCAAAATGATGGCCATCTATTTACAGAAAGCGAAGGAATCTGATTCTATTGACCGACAAGTCAAGCCTGGTCACATAGTTTCATGGGTTGCTGGACGATAAGATGCCAAATATAAAGATATTTAAAGGATCTTTTTCTGGTGGCGAGATGTCTCCAGATATGTTCGGCCGGATAGATGACGGGAAGTATCAGAGCGGGGTGGCCAAGTGCAGAAACTTCATAGCCAGGCCACAAGGACCGGCTGAGAATAGGGCTGGATTTGCCTTTGTAAATGAAGTCAAGAACTCAAACGTAGCAACTCGTTTAATACCGTTCACATACTCAACCACCCAAACGATGGTGATCGAGATGGGTGCCGGATACTTCAGATTCCATACCCAGGGAGCGACTCTGTTGGCAGGGACAGGCGGGACATTTGTAAGCCCAGCAACAGTCACGCTAACAAATACAACTCCGGTCACCGTAACAATGACTATAGCGGTTCCAGCAGTTGTAACACGGGTTGCTCATGGATTCATTGACGGACAACCTATATCATTTACTACAACCGGCGCACTGCCAACTGGGTTAATAGCGGGAACAATTTATTATGTGCTGTCTCCATTAGCCAATACTTTTAATGTCGCAGCCGAACCTAGTGGCCCACCAATTACTACAAGCGGCACTCAGAGTGGAGTTCATACCGCCAATGCTGGTGGGTTAGTAAACTTTGCTGCACATGGACTGACCGTTGATACGCCAGTTAAATTCTCAACTACTGGGTCGTTGCCATCAGGACTTGTTAGCGGCACTCAATATTATGTATCAACTATCCCGACCGCCGGAACATTTACGCTATCTTTAACAAGTGCGGGAGCCGTATTCCAGTTCACAGGGGCGCAGAGTGGGGTCCATTCGTGCAGCTTCAGAACATACGCGCCCGGAGAAATGTTGAACTCCGGAGGAATTAATTACTACGCTACAACATCATCTCTTGGATTCCAGCCGCCGAATGCAACCTATTGGTATCCATTGCCTAGCGTTTATTATGAGATCCCGAATCCATATGCCGCTGCTGACCTATTCAATATCCACTACGTTCAGTCTGCTGACATTATTACTTTGGTTCATCCAACGTATCCTCCAAGAGAGTTGAGGAGAAATGGAGCAACCAACTGGACACTACCAACAATTAATTTCTTACCTCCTATATCCGCTCCTCTGAATCCAAAGGTAACAGGGGAGGGGTTCACAGCCCCCGGCAAATACGACTCGTATTACACAATAACTGCTGTGGGAAGTGACAACATTAGTCAGTCTGAGTCCAGCACAAATGCGCTAGGTCTTTCATTTAACATCACTGCCATTACAACCGCAACACCGGGTGTTATAACGACCGCCGCTCACGGATTGAGAATTAACGACAGGGTATTTATATCTGGCATCACTACTGGACCAACATCACTGAACGACAAATTCTATTTAGTAAACACAGTGCCTTCAACGACAACATTCTCTCTAAAAACTGAGGCGGGAGTACCTGTATCAACTTATGGATTGACAGCATGGTCTGCCGGTGGCGCTGTTAAATTAGCATTCGTCAAATCAAATCTGTACGAGACCGGGTGTACTAATTTCATAAGCTGGGATGCTGTTAGTGGCGCGACCAGGTATAGAGTATACAAATTGCAAGGCGGGATATATGGTTACATTGGAGAAACTGGCGGCCTTTCGATTGTTGATGACAATATTGCTCCTGACCTAGGGGTAACTCCTCCAACGTATGAGTCTGCATTCAACTCAGCAGGTAACTACCCGGCCGCGGTTTCATACTACGAGCAGAGAAGGTGTTTCGCTGGGACCACATTAGAACCACAGAAGATCTGGATGACCAGGTCCGGCACCGAATCAGATATGTCCTACTCTCTCCCAATTAAGGATGACGATAGGATCGCATTTAGAGTGGCCGCTCGTGAAGCAAATACGATTAGACACATTATCCCCCTAACTCAACTTCTGCTTCTAACATCGGCCGCAGAATGGAAGGTTACATCGGTCAATTCAGATGCAATCACCCCATCGACCATCAGCGTTAGACCTCAGAGTTATGTCGGGTCGAGCAATGTGCAGCCGGTGGTTATTAATAACACTTTGGTATACGCATCATCCAGGGGCGGCCATGTACGGGAGTGCGGTTATAACTGGCAAGCGCAGGGATTCATTACCGGAGATCTGTCAATTAGAGCGGCTCACCTGTTTGACACATACACAGTTAATGATATGTGTTACTCAAAGTCTCCGCTTCCGTTAATCTGGATGGTCAGTTCCGCCGGAAAGCTTCTTGGCCTTACATATATTCCAGAACAAAGCATTGGTGCCTGGCACTGGCATGACACTGACGGAACATTTGAGAGTTGCACGGTAGTTGCTGAAGGAACGAATGATGTTCTTTATGTAATAGTCAAAAGAACTATCAACAACGTAACGAAAAGGTACATTGAGCAGCAGCAACCAAGAATATTTCCAGAGCAGAAGAATGCATACTTTGTTGATTGCGGGGGGATATATGACGGGACAAATACTTCTGTAACCACCGTTACTGTAACCGGCGGTACTTTGTGGGGTCCATCAGAACCTTTAACAATAACATCATCAGCAGCAATATTTAACTACCCATCGCAAGCTGATGTCGGGGACGAGATAGTTATCTATAGCGCGGACGGAGTTACTGAGTACCATCTCTTAATTACCTCAACTTCATCAACTACCGTAGCAACGGCAAGAATTGATAAAGTATTAGAGGTCGCTTTAAGGAACGTGGCCACCACAGACTGGTCATTCGCTAGAAATATAATCACCGGACTATCCCATATTGAGGGGAAGATAGTTAATATCCTGGCAGATGGGGCTGTTCATCCACAGAGAACGGTCACCAGCGGGTCTATAACGCTCGACAGGGCCGGATCGTACATCGTCATAGGCCTTCCTATCACCGCCGATCTTCAAACGCTGCCAGCGGCCTCTCAGATGGACAGTGCATTTGGCCAAGGACGGTACAAGAATATAAACAAGGCTTGGATCAGAGTGTACAAATCGTCTGGATTGTTCATAGGTCCGGACGAGAATAACCTTGTTGAGGCAAAGCAAAGAACTACGGAGCCGTATGGCTCTCCTCCGGCATTGAAGTCTCAGGAAATTCTGGTGATGACCACTCCGACATGGGCAGATGGTGGGCAAATTTATATAAGGCAATCAGACCCACTTCCTTTAAGTGTTGTTGGATTAACTATCGAAGTTGCTGCTGGAAGTTAGTATCCGTATCATTGTTGGTTGATGTTCCAATACAAGAAAAGCGAGGAATAAAATGGGAATATGGAATTCTGGAGCGGTTCCCGGGAACCAGTATGGGAGTACCTTGGGATGGACTAATCCTATGATTCCCAACCCATCTGCTGGCGGTGGCGGTGGCGGTGGTGGCGGCGGCATGAGTACCATGGGGCAGATGGGCGTTGGAATGGCTATCATGGGAATGATCCAGAGCGGGATAGGAACATTCTACGCGGCCAAGTCAAATAAGAATCAGTTGAAGTCTCAGGCAATGACGTTCGACTTTCAGAAGAAAATGTCAGCATTGAACGCCAGGGCCATGGAAGATACCGCCCAGCAGATAATGAGGGCCGGAGAACAGGATATTGGCAGACTTACTCTCCGTGCCGGGCAAGTTAAAGGATCTGCAAGAGCATCACAAGCCGCTCGTGGAGGTCAGATTGGGACCGGATCTAATGCCGAAGAATTGGCATCTCTGGAGTTGATGAAGCAGACCGATGCTCTCACCATAAACTCAAATACTGTACGGGCTGCATGGGCCGCTAGGACTCAGGCTCAAAATTACGAGGCACAGGCTGCAATGGCCGGGGTATCTGCATTCGGAGCGAGATCGGCAGCAAGTCAAATAAATCCATGGAGCCAAGCCGGAACAAACCTCATATCGTCAGGCGGGAATGTTGCTTCGGCATGGTATAACCTTGAGATGTCCAAGAGATACATGGGCGGTATGTTCATGCCACAAAACTAAGGTGATATAGATGCCACAAGTTCCATATGAACTAACGCAAGGACTCAATGTAGTCAATCCTGGAATCAGAGAAGGGGTTGATGTTAAGACATATCCCAACCTCCAAGCAGAACAGATGGTCGAGTCTGGAAGGCAGATGGTATCGTCAGGCACCCATCTTAAAATTATGATGGACCAGGTCATGCTTGACCGCGCAGAAACTAATGCAAAAAATCACGACAATATAATCGCTGACGAGATTAGGGTAAGAATGTCAGATCCTAAAATTGGATTCACTGCGCTATCAGGGAAGAATGCTGTTGATCAAAGCGAGTCAGCTAAAGCCGGTGTTAATAAATATGTGAAGGACTACATATCAAGCAATGTTAAAGACCCATTAGAGGCAGGTCTAGTTTCTAGGGCAGCCAATGCTAGACTTCAACACGCATATCAAACTATGGACTCCCATACCTTCACCCAAGGCAAAGTCTATAAAGAGGCTGTGTTTGTATCGGGCCAGCAAACAAAAAATAACGATATAGCCGCAGCCATGTCAGAGCATTACAACAACCCGGCAACAAGGAATGGAGAGCCATCGGCACAGGTAACGGCGCTCACTAATTCAAGGAATGCGGATCTTGAGCAACACTTCGCTGATCTTGGTATAGACAAGAATAATCCAATCTACAAGAATGCCCTCATACAAGCAGACACTAAACTTGCTCAAGACATTGTGGGAAATTGGGTAAACCAAGGAAAGGTTACGCTCGCCAGGGGATATCTTGAGGCGAACAAGAAGCAGATAGACCAAACGGCAATGAACCAGATGACCCAATTGGTTGATATCGCCGCACTCGCTAAAGAGTCTATGGTACTAGCTAAAACGCTACCAGGAAGCTTTGTTGACAAGCAGAGTAAATTAGACGGTATGTTAAAGAGCGAGTCTATAAGTGATAATCTGTATCGCGCAACATCGCAACAAATAAACAAAGATGAATCTGACTTCAAGCAAAGAACATCTGAGAGCCATGCGAATATAGAGGCCGCCGTGTTTCAATGGTTAGATGATAACCCGACAAGTCCGATTGTTGCATCGCCAGCATCATTGCAGCAAGCAATGTTAAACGTCCCCGGTCTATGGAAGAAGGTAAATAAGTACGACAGGGATGGCAAGCGGTTCAATACCGATGCCGATATTTATAATACTTTAGTTACTACCAGTCCAAAAGACCTGGCTAAAATTTCCGACTCCGACTTTTATAATAATTTCAGATCACGGCTTTCCAATGAAGATTACGCTGATATTTCCGAAAGAAGGTCACAAGGTCTTGGGGCCATATCAAAAGGTGGGACCAATATAGTCTCGACACAAGATCAGATAACCTCTTCACTAAAGAACGCACGAATACTACCAGAGAAGGGTGCCGGAGATTTGAATAAGCAGCAATACGCATATAGCGTAACGCTAGAAATACAGAAAAGAGTAAAGGCAGAAGAGGTAAGGATTGGGGCTAAGAATGGATTAGATTTAGATAAAACACAAAAAATAATAGACGATGTTTTAATAGAGAAAATAAACATTCCAGGAAAAATGTGGGGGGCTTCTGAAGTCAGCCCGTACTCTCTTAGCAAACAGCAACAACAAGTTATTAATCAAATGAATGCGCAAGGAGTTGAATTGACTCTAGAAAATATAAGTAAAGCTATGTCACAAGCGGGGATAAAGTAAATATGGCAGATCCAATGAAGCTGGAAATGACTGTTCCAGGAGCAAAGCCAACATCTAAATTCAATCCTAATGGCCAGGATTACGATTACGAGAGGGCTATGTCTTCCGGTATGGGTCCGGCTGCATCAGGTCCAAATGCCGGTCACTGGGGTTCTGTTGCTCCCGTTACTACACAGGAGATGGCAACTCACGGACTTCCAGAAGGCAGCAGCATCATGCTTAAAGGTTCTCTTCATCCTACATGGGACAAGGCTATTGCGGCAGAGAATGCTCGTGGATCTAATATACAAAAGCGAGGCGATAGGTATTTCTCCGTGCCACAGCCATCGAACAAACAATTATATGAATTACTTGATTCATTAAAGTCAGAACAGAACTCTAGTCTAACTGTATCTATAGACAACGCTGTCAAATCTAACTCTGATGTTGCTGCGGCAGATCAAAAGTTATCAAGCGAGATTGGTCTCCCTCCGGATGTTGTTGCTAGAAATAGAGAGAAAATTCATCAAGATCTAAGAGCATCAAGAATAAAAGAAATAGCTGATAACGGGATGAACCCGGCATTAAAGAAGCTTTTCGCTGACCCAGAATTCGCTAAGATTGCACATCCAGATGCTGACGGACTGAGCGTTGTTGAGCAATCAGCAAGGGCAATTAAAGCGGTTGGATCTGGGGCTGTTGGGTCTCTTCTTGGTGGTGGTATTAAGGGTACAGGAACAATAATAAACGACCTGGCTTACTTCCAAACTGGGGACAAGAATCTGAAATTAGGGTCTCCAATATATGAAGTTGGACAAAGCATTGAAGATTTCAGTAAAAAGTATTTAAGGCCAAGCGGAAATTTGAACAAAATCGAGCAGGTGGCAGAAGGGGTTGGCCAGGCTGGTGGACAAGTTGCTCTGTGGCTGCTTTCACCGGCAGCTAAAGTAACATCACTCTCATTGATGCTGGGGCAGGGAGCAACTGCCATGGAGGAGATGATAAAGAATGATCCAGTTTCCAGAACTGCTTCAGAGGTAGACAAGGCTGCACAGAGATTAACCGGAGCAGCTATTACCGCAGTTACCAACACTCTTGCAACCAAGTTCTTTATATCGGCACCACAGACCCTGGCGTTATCTAATAAGTGGCTTCATCATTCCATTACTGTCGGTCTTGGGGCTGGCGTTGAAGGCATCACAGAACTCGCTGAGAATGTTCTGCATGACATGGCCGGAGCAATGACAAACCCAGAATCAAAAATAAAGTGGGCAGAAGCACAGGATGCTGGGGAGATTGGAGCGTATGTTGGTGCCATAGTTCAGTCTATTGCAAATGCCGCATTACATATCAAAGCAAATAAGCAGAAAAGCGAATTCGAGAAGTTGCAGACTGCCGGTGGTGAGCAGGGTTTAAAACAAAAGTCACCTGATGCGTATAACAAATTCTCCGATTCAGTTGCCGCTCATATGGCAAATACAACTGATGGTCCAGTTACCGATGTTTATATCGATAGAAATACGTTTAAACAAGCATTAACAGATAACAAAATAGACCCGGTCGCTGTTGGTAAAGCGATCCCATCTATTACCGATCAAGTTAATTCTGTAGACATAACCGGCGATATCGTAATCCCAATGAATGACTGGATTGGTAAGGTTATCGGAACAGATGTCGGGGCGGTACTGTTTCCTCATGCTAGGGGATCTGTAAATGCCCCATCTCTTGGCGAGGTCCAGCAAGCCGCCGCAATGCAGCCAGAGATGTCAGAGCAGATACTCGCTGCTATAGCCAAGAAACAAACAAACGATGCTTTCGTAAAGTCATCGCATGAAGTCCAAGACATTATGTTCCAGCAACTCAAGCAGACCGGAAGATATGCTGACCCAGTATCAAGGATTAATGCTCAGTTAGTCCGTGACTTTGTAGTCACCCAGGCCGCCAATCAGAACATGATGCCTATGGATTTCTTCAATAAGTATATGTACAAGGTGACTGCTGAAGGCCAGGCTGCGTACAATCAAGATGTTTGGCACGGATCTCCGTACAAATTCCCACCTACGGAGCAGAACCCGCTAGGCGAGTTTGATCTTGTTAATATAGGCAAGGGAATGGGTACACAGGCTTACGGGTACGGGTTTTATTTTTCCGGGTCTAAGGGGGTAGCCAAATCGTGGTCGGATGCGGCTGTATTTAAAAATAACGAGGCCATCAAATATGATGGTGAAACAAATAAAGAAATAGATGGGGCTTTAGAAGCTCTATCTTATTTTTATAAAAATACAGACAATATTGATCTGTCAAACGCCAAACAGTTGGCTGAATTTGTAAACAATGCCGCCCAATTATCAGAAGACGAAGGTGATTCTGAAATAGCAAAAACTTTGAGAAGTCTGGATATAAATAAATTACATGGGAACGCTGGGAATGTCTACAAGGTAGACTTATCTGATGAAATTATAGCCAAAATGCTTGATTGGGAAAAGCCGATTAACCAGCAACACCCCGATGTTCAAGCGGCCATAAAACAGTTAGGGACGGGCCTTCCTCTTGATAAGAGTGGGGAATGGATCTATCAAGAATTAAAGGATGGAGGCAGTCCAGAACGAGTATCCAAGTTATTAAGTGATGCCGGGGTTGCCGGAATCCGCAATTCAGATAACTATGTGGTGTTCGATCCAAAATACCTTACCATTCTTGATCGCAACGGCGAAACTCAGAACCTTTTAAAGCAGCCAAGCACATTGGCTCGTGGTGATGTGACTCAGCCATTAGTTGAGCGCGGCGAACGTGCGCTTGATGGGCAAACTAGAGTTTCAGAAACGGAGCGCGTGGCCATAGATAAGGCCGCAAAGGAAGCTGACGTATCTGCAATAGAGATTGAGAGGCAGATTAGAAAACATAAAAAGGCCCACCCAGTTAGTGATGGCTGGGCGCCACTTGAATTCATCGGAGTAAGTCTTAATGACAACGGTGGATACGCTCTTAAATATAAGTCGATTGCATATCAGTTTGATGAAGACTCGAGCGGGGAAGTTTTAAAGCCAGGGACTCCGGAATACGCCGCTAGGACCGAGGCACTTGCTAAAGCTATGCACGATGAAGTCCTACTGGTTTATGAACGCGCTTTAGCTGGTGATGAAAACGCCGCCAGCATTATTCGTCAGGCCGGTTGGTACAAAGAAATGCGTTCGCGTTTACGCAAAGAATTCGGTGGCCTGGGAGATCTTTTCGCCGACCTATTGGGAGCGACATCTCCAAATACTCCTGTTCGCACAAACTGGGAGAGTGCCGTTGACTTGCTGCGCCGTGCAAGTAGGGGTGACTTTGATGAAATTATGCCTAAGTGGGTCGAATGGTCGAACGCTATAGACGAAGCGGAAACAGAATTTGCCGCTTGGTTTAATGGTCAGGTCGCATCCGGCAGATCAAAGGCCGATATAACGGACGAAGTCGGTCTTGCCGCCTTCAAAATTCAACAAAAGAAAAACGGCTTAACCGCAAAACAGATTAAAGAATTGCCCGAATACCAGCGGCTTTATGATGAATTAACTCAGACCGAGTACCATCAAAAATATGCCGAAGTGGCGGCGCTCAGAGAACTTCCTGATGACTTGGTCCTAAGAAAAGAAAGTGGGCCAAAGTATGGATTCAATGGCAGAAACGCTATTCGTGCAATGCTGGATCTTTGGCGAGTTGTGCGCGACCCTAACGCAGATATTGGAATTGGCGGTACCGCTCCCAAGGCGCTGAACTTCTCTGGAAACTTGATCGGCTTTCGAGAAAAGGCAACGATTGATGTTTGGGCAGCAAGGCTGTTACAGAGACTATCTGGGCGGGTTCGCATCCCAAGCATGGCCGAGTCCAGCGTTTCCGGGAAGATGCTGTCCACCGGAGAGACAACGCAAGCATTTGGTTTCGGCCAAGAGGTATTTAAAAAAGCTGTAAAAGAAATACGCATCGATCCTATTATGAGCAAAAACGATTTGCTCAGTAAAATAAACGATGATGATCTGCAAGCAATAGTTTGGTTTCTGGAAAAGGAAGTATGGACAAAAGGCAACTGGACATCGGCAGCAGGTGAAGGCGGTTCATTTGAATACGAGGCTGACCTAACCGGACAGCCCGAACAGGCTCGAATTCGTGAACTGCGTAAGATTGCCGATTCCGGAGTTTTTGCAACGGAAAAACAAAAGGCTAAAGCGCAGATAGATATGGACTCTCTGAAAGTCAAGAGATCTGTGTTTCGTGAGCAGCGAGAATTGGCAAAAAAAGATAAAAACAAGAGGGGTATTAACGCTGCGATTAGGAATATAAAGAAGCTGGACAAGGCCATTCTTAGACAAAAAAACATCCTTGATGCACCGTCACCGGAAGTAGTAAAACAAAGGCGAAGGAAGGCTCTTGATGAACTCAAACTACTGACCCGAACGGTTGATCGGTTTATGGGTGGTCTCTCAATTCAACAGTCCACGGAAAAGCAAGGGGTAGACTTTGTCCCGAGCGATTCTGACATGGCTGTGTTGGGCGAGGACATTAGAACCTCGGTATACGAGTCTGACAATGGGGCAACGGTACTTGGAAGTAAGGTTCTATCGACACAGGGATATTATGGATCACCGGAGCGAAGCCTAGACCTGGAGGTGATTGCTCGAGCTGGATTTAACCCCAATCCAATGTGGCTAAAGATGTTAAAGGCCGCGCAGAAAAAGGGGCAAGACAGCACTTTCTTATCTAGAGTATTACGCGATAAAGAAGAGGTTTATTTTGACCGCCACCGACCTGGGGTGGAGATTTATTTCCGCGAAGCCGGGGCGATTGATGCTCTACAGCCGATCCTAAAAAAGCTGGCTAATCAGGGAATTGAGTTCTATACGGTGATTGTTGACGGGAAGCGCAGCCCGGAAGCCATGGCTGGGGCCATGCCACCCGCTCTTGGAGTTAGGTTCCAGTTTGTTCCGGAAATGAGAGAGCGATATGGACTCGATGATTTTAAATGGTCAGAGTTGACAACCGAGGAGGTGGCGGTCAAAATAGAGGAAGCGGGGAATAGTCTCTATAATTTAGCTTCCCAAGTATTGGCCCAGGTCGAGGGCGTGTCGTTTGCTGGCCAGTTCTGGTACGAGACAGAAGTGGCGTTTAAGAACCAATATCAGGAGAAAATAGATGCCATCACAAGGAGAGCTTCTAAAGAGGTCAATAGCAACGCTGGAGCCGAAGTATGGAGCGGACAATCCGTTCGTCAAGGGGTTGAGAATGCAGCTAATTGGGTTCGAGAGGCAAGAGCGCAGACAGAACGAGATGGATCAGTTCCATCTGGCGGTCAGCCCGGAACTGAAGCCCAAGCTGGCACCAGAGAGACCGGAAACGGAAGCGGAAAGTATTCGAGCGGAGGCCTTACGCCGCTTGAAGGTGGACCGGTTCGTGGCGAGGACACCAGCCCCGACCCCAGGCTTGTCAGAATCGCAGAGCAATACGCAGCAGACAATGGAATCGACCTCAAGCGACAAGCAGAATACGCCCAAGTAGATCCGGCCAGGGCAACTAGAATTGCCGATGCCTACGCCGAAATGAAGCATGACCCTCAAAACCCTGTGGTTGCAGAGGCGTATCAAAATATGATCAAGCAGACGAGGGCGCAATATCAAGCCCTTGTCGATGCTGGTTATGAATTCTATTTCTACGACAATACCAACGATCCTTATGATGGTAACCCATGGAACGCGATGCGCGATCTTAGGGCCAACCAACGTATGGGGGTGTACTCAACAGAGGCTGGCTTTGGATCTGGGGATACTGCCGGTACTGTAGATCAAAACGTATCAAACAATCCCCTGCTAGAAGACACCGGGCTGGTCTGGATGTTTAACGGCAAGCCAAGGAAAGTCCTGGCAAACGATCTTTTCCGTGCTGTCCACGATGCATTCGGACATGGCCTGGAAGGGGCCGGGTTCAGAGCGGCCGGAGAAGAGAACGCATGGCAAGCCCACATTAGATTGTTTACTGGATCAGCAGTCGCTGCACTTACTAGCGAAACTCGCGGCCAGAATAGTTGGACTAATTTTGGTCCATATGGAGAGCAGAATAGAACTGCGAAAGTAGAAGATACAATATTTGCTGATCAAAAAACCGGTCTATTGCCTGAGTTCGCATGGACAGAAGGTGTCGTTGGAGATCAGCAGATCGCTCCAGAAGTTCGCCCAACTAACCTATTGCGGCAGCCGGTACAAGGCCAGGAAGATGCCCGTGGTGGATTCGACCCAACCACTTTAACCACTATTCTTGGGACGGAAGCGGACAACTCCACCTTCCTCCACGAGACCGCTCACTTTTTCCTGTCAGTCTATGCGGACATGGCAGCGAATCCCAACGCAACAGAGCAGTCCAAGCAAGATATGCAGACCATACTCGACTGGTTTGGCGTAAAAGATCTTGCTACCTGGAACCAAATGTCTCTGGACGAGCAGAGAAAATACCACGAGCAGTTCGCGTACAACTACGAGATCTACCTGTTCGAGGGCAAGGCACCCAACATCAAGTTGCAGACTATTTTTGATAGGTTCTCAGCATGGTTGGCCAGGGTATACAAATCAATCCGTGATGATCTCAACGCGATCTACCGGCAAGAGCATGGCACTGATCTACCTATCCTGACCGGCGAGGTTAGACAGGTTATGGATAGAATGCTTGCCACCTCAGAACAGATTAAGCAGACAGAGACCGTCCGTAACATGGTGCCTATATTCCAAACCCAGGAACAATCTGGGATGGATGATAGCGAGTGGGCCGCTTATCAAGAGATGAGTCAGGAAGCCACCAACGCAGCCATTGGAGAGATGCAGACTGCAAGCCTACGTCAGATGAAGTGGTTATCTGGCGCTAGAAGCAGGGTTCTCAAGGAGATGCAGAAGGAGACCGCTGAGATTCGTAAGTCTCTCAGGGATAAGATTGTCGAAGAGGTCAAAGCAGATCCAGTCTACCGTGCTATTAATTGGCTGAAGACTGGGGAAACCGTAGACCAGAACGGTAACGATATAAAAGTAGATGCTGGATACAAGTTATCTATTGCTGCCGTTAAGGCAATGTACCCAGAAAGCGATACGGCACTGTATCAAGGTCCAGATTTAAAGATACTTGGCATGGGCAAGCAGCGGGGAATGATGTCTGAAGACGGGCTTCACCCGGATCTAGTTGCTGAGATGTTCGGATTCAAGTCTGGCGATGATCTTGTTAGGGCATTGGTCTCCGCTCGTAAGTTTAACGATGAGGTCAATGTAAGAACAGACGAGAGAATGCTGGCCGAACACGCAGAACTGCAAGACCCAAAGTCTATTGAAGTCGCAGTCGAATCAGCAATACACAACGAGGCTCGTGCCAGATTCGTGTCTGTTGAGTTAAGGCACCTTGCTAAGGCAACTGCTCCTGTCAGAGTAATGCTAGAAGCTGCTAGGCAAGCCGCTGTTGCGATATTAGCATCGAAGCCTATAGGTACTATCAAACCTAAGAATTATGCGATTGCAGAGGCTCGTGCAGCACAAGAGGCTATTGATGCAATTAAGAAGGGTGACACAGCCAAAGCATTAGAAGCCAAGCGCAATCAGTTGCTGAATAACCAATTGGCAGCAGAAGCTATCAAGGCTAATCGGACCGTGGCCAAGTCTCTTGATCTATTCAAGAAAGTATTCACCGCTGATTCTAGAATTGCAGATAAGCGCGACATGAATCTTGTTAGTGCAGCCAGGGCTATCCTTGCCAACTATGGGATGGGCAAGACTGAGTTACCGGTTGGGGCATACCTAGCAAAGGTGCAAGAGTACGATCCAGAGTTCTATGCAGAAATAGAGCCAATGATCACCGCCCATCTACAACAGGCCAAGCCTATTACCGAACTGACAACGGACCAATTCACTGACTTGTCTGAGCAGATCCAGGCTTTGTGGCATCTATCGCGTAGAAATAAACAGATGGAGATTGACGGTAAGATGGTCGATAGAAACCTTATCGTGGCTGAATTGGTTGATAGGGTTGGAGTTCTCGATACAAAGAAAGAACGCCGTGGATATGACAAGGCTATGTCCGATTGGGATAAGCGCAAGATCATGTTGATGGGTGTCAGGGCCGCAATGCGTAGAGTCGAGTCCTGGGTTGATGCAATGGATGGCGGTAAGTTAGATGGTCCGTTCAGAAAGTACATCTGGAATCCGATCTCTGAGGCCGTTGCTGAATATAGAATAGCAAAGAATGAGTACCTCCAAAAGTATCTTGATATAGTTAAGTCTGTCCAGAATGGATTGGCTGCTGGATCTATAGATGCTGGTGAAATTGGCTACACATTCAAGAACAAGGCAGAACTACTTCACGCCATTCTCCATACGGGTAATGAGTCTAACAAGAGAAAGCTTCTACTTGGCCGGGGATGGGCTGAAGAGAACCAGGACGGGTCGTTAAATACCGCTCGTTGGGATAACTTCATGTCTAGGATGTACGCAGAGAATAAGCTTTCCAAGGTTGACTTTGATTTCGCTCAATCTGTCTGGGATCTGCTGGAAGAGATGAAGCCAGCGGCACAAAAGGTACATAAAGATATGTACGGTTTCTACTTCAACGAGATCTCCGCTAACCCAGTTATAACTCCATTCGGAATATACAGGGGTGGATATGTACCTGCGGTGACCGACCCTTGGATTAACACCGATGCCGCCGTGCGGAACGAGCAAGAGACCGGCCAGACCGATAACTCATATATGTTCCCGACCACCGGCCGGGGCTTCACCAAGGGTCGCGTTGAATACAACAAGCCGTTAATGCTTGATATTGGCTACTTCCCATCCCACCTTGATAAGGTTCTAAGGTTCACTTACATCGAGCCAAAGATTAAGGATGTCGCAAAGATTGTAAAGACGAGCAAGACATTCTCTGCCGCTATGGATCAACTAGATCCGACCATCCGTGGCGATATGCTTGTGCCTTGGCTGCAAAGAACTGCGATGCAGATGATCAAGACCCCAATGAAGGGTGCCGGTGGAAAGCTGGCAGACAAGTTCTTCAGCGAGGTTAGAACTAGGACCGGGATGCAGTATATGGTCGGGAATGCAGTCAACGCGCTGCAACAGGTGGGCGGTCTGTCCATCGCATTACTGAAGGTAAATCAAGTCCATTTAAGAAATGCTCTGTGGCTGTACACCCGCCAACCAACAGATACGTCAGCAATGGTTGCAGAAAAATCCAAGTACATGAATACCAGGATGAGCAACCAGCAATTTGAAATCTCAAAGACCATTGAGGAACTGCTGCTGAATCCAAGTAAGTATGACAAATTAAGAAGCTTTGCAGATAAGCACGGATACTTTATGCAGCAAGGTCTTCAGAATGTTGTTGATACTATTACATGGATTGGCTCATATAACCAATCCATGATAGAAACTGGCAATGAGAGAGATGCTGTTAGGGCGGCTGATTCAGCGGTTCGACTCACGCAGGGGAGTTTCGCCCCGGAAGATGTGTCTAGATTTGAAACTGGCACCGCATTCGTTCGAGCATTCACCATGTTCTACTCGTATTTCAATATGCTGACTAACTTATTAGGAACGGAATCTGTCAAAACAGTCAGAGAATTTGGAGTTAGAAAAGGAATGGGGCAATTGCTTTATATTTATGTATTCGGGTTTATGATCCAAGCGGTTCTGTCAGAAGTGATAATACAGGCGGCCGGTGGGTTCGCAGACGGTGACGATGATGAGTGGGACCAGAATGATGCCATGGCTTTATTCTTTGGTTCTCAGGCCAGGACTGCCATGGCGATGATACCTATAGTCGGGCCAGGTATCATGGCCGGTATTAATGCGTGGAACTCTAAGCCATATGATGACCGTATAGGCACATCTGCAACAATATCCGCACTTGAATCAACAGTTCGCGCACCGAATACTCTTTACAAAGCTATTGCAGAAGACGGATCTTGGAAGAAAGCTGTCAGAGATACGTTGACCGCACTTGGAATGATCACGGGCCTTCCTCTTGGGCAACCGGGCAAGGCTCTTGGCCATCTTGCTGATATCGCGCAGGGTAGAGCGGAGTCAGAAAACACATCTGATGTTGTCAGGGGAATCATCTCTGGAAAGGACGTAAATAGACCGAATCAATAATTATCCGTAACTAATTTATTTAACTTACTATTAGAGTATCCCATAGGAGTACCCGATGACCATCTCCAGCCAGACCAGAAAAGCAGGGCCATTCGTAGGAAGTGGATCGACTGGTCCATTTGCATTCGCATTTAAAATATTCCAACCGTCCGATATGCTGGTTGTGAAGGTAAACAATACTACGTCAGTTGAAACAACCTTAGTATTAACAACCGATTTCACCGTATCTTTGAATTTCGACCAGAACTCAAATCCTGGTGGGAATGTAACTCTTGTTGCTCCATTGGCATCTGGATACAACATGGTCATGTCTTCCCAGATTCCTTACCTGCAAGAAACAGATCTGACCAACCAGGGTGGATTTTATCCAGAGGTTATTACCAGTTCTCTAGACAATTTAACCATACAAACACAGCAGTTAAAGGAAGAGGTTGACCGCTCTGCAAAGCTTCCAATTACTTCTACTGAAGATGCTGCTGCCCTGGTGGTTGATATTATTAGATTGGCTGATAGTGCTGCGAATATTGACATTGTTGCCAATAACATCACTTCAGTTAATACAGATGCAACTTACATCGCCAATATTAATACGGTTGCCGGTGCCATTACCAATGTAAATGCTGTTGGTACTAACATCGCCAACGTGAATACTAATGCTACAAATATAGCCAGTATCAATACGAATGCTACTAACATAGTGGCCATTCAAAATGCCGCAGCCAATGCCGCTGCTGCCGCTGTATCTGCCGGAGCCGCCGCAACTAGCGCAACCAGCGCAAGTAACTCAGCAACGACCGCTACAACTCAAGCAACGAGCGCAACAAATTCAGCGACAAGTGCCACGGCATCGGCATCTAGCGCGACTTCAAGCGCATCAACAGCAACCGCCCAGGCATCGTCAGCAACGTCTTCTGCATCCACCGCAACTACTCAAGCTGGTCTAGCAACCACGCAAGCGAGTAATGCAGCAACATCGGCTACTAATGCCGGAACGTCAGCATCCACTGCTACCACCCAGGCTGGGATAGCAACGACCCAAGCGACCAATGCAGCGGCATCTGCGGTATCAGCGGCGGCTAGTCTTGCATCGTTCCAGGATACTTACCTCGGGGCTTTCGCATCCGATCCTACTTTAGATCCGCATGGTGGGCCTTTAACTGCCGGTGATCTGTACTTCAATACAGTATCTAACAGAGTCAGAGTCTACTCAGGAGCGACCTGGAGTTATGTAGCACTGGATGCTACAGTTGTAGTAGCTAAAGATGCGGTTACGGGTGATGTAGGAATCAGTGGCAGCTTGGAATTCACAGGCACAGGCAAAAGAATTACTGGCAACTTCAGTAGCGCAACGATTGCTAACCGCGTGATGTTTCAGACGAGTTCTGCTGGGAGTAATTCGGTCATTTCTGCAATACCTAATGGAGCAGCAACGCAAAGTTCTTTTCTTGCGGCAGGAAATTCAAACCCAACAAATGCCAGCTATATTCAAATGCTTGCAAATGGCACAACGGATACACGCCTCGTATCTACCTATTTTGGCACAGGCACACATCTGCCAATGACCTTCCACACAGGAGGCAGTGAGAAAGTAAGGATAGACACCAGTGGTAACTTACTATTAGGGTCTACAAGCGCAACTGGTACAGGAGCATTGCGTGGCTCATACGGAACAGGTGGTATTACTACTAACTTTGCTGCTGGTGATACCGCACTTAATGCTAATACTACGGGTGCTTTTAATTCAGCAGTGGGTTTTCAATCCCTTTCCTCCAATACAACTGGTTCTAATAACTCAGCGTTTGGTCTGAATGCGCTCTACTACAACGTATCTGGTTCTGGTAACGCTGCTCAAGGTTCCTATGCCCTATTCTACAATACTGCCTCAAACAACACTGCTGTTGGCTATCAAGCAATGTTTGGCGCTAGCGGAACAAGTACGGGTACGGCTAACGCTGCGTTGGGTTATCAAGCGTTGTATGCAAATACAAGTGGCGCTTATAACTCAGCTCTTGGATACCAAGCGCTCTATTCCAACACAACGGGTAACTACAACTCAGCATTTGGTCAAGGCGCACTTAATGCAAATACTACTGGTATTAGTAACACAGCAATGGGCCTTCAATCACTTTTTTCAAACGTATCTGCATCAAACAACACAGCAGTTGGCGTAAATTCCCTTTATTACAATACTGCATCAAACAACACAGCAGTTGGATTCGGCGCAATGCTAGGCGCAAGTGGAACGAGTACGGGAGATGCTAATGCGGCTCTTGGCTATCATGCGTTGTATGCAAATACTACTGGGGCTAACAACTCAGCATTTGGCTATGAAACTATGGCCTCAACTACTACTGGTGCTAATAACTCAGCATTTGGGTTGCAAGCACTCTACTCCAACGTATCTGGCTCTCAGAATACTTCAATTGGTCGGCAGTCTCTTCTCTACAACACAGCATCAAATAACACTGCTGTTGGCTATCAAGCCATGCAGGGCGCTAGTGGAACGAGTACGGGGACGGGTAACTCTGCGTTGGGTTATGCGGCGTTGGGTTCAAATACAAGTGGCATAAATAACATGGCATTTGGAACACAAGCACTATTCACCAACTCAACTGGTAGCACTAACACAGCTCTTGGATACGGTGCTGGCTATAGCACTACCGGCTCCAATAACACTGTTATTGGAGGGTATCAAGGAGCTTCAACCCCTATAATGACTTCGGGTTCTAACTGGACTGTTTTGTCAGATGGTCAGGGCAACGTTAAATTAGCAATAGATACTAATTCTGCTATATGGGCAGTAAATGGACGGCCATTCTTTAATCAGGCAGCGCCAACAGCAAAGACGGGGGCAGCAACTTTAACTGGGGCTGAACTTCTGACAGGTATCATTACTTACAATGGCATTGCAGCATCTCTTACAATGCCTCTAGGCTCTGCATTAGATACGGCAATAACTGGAGGGAATCTTCCAGTTGGCTTTGCGTTTGAATTTGTAGTAATTAATCTTGGCGCTGCTACTGCAACAATGGCTGTCAATACTAATGTTACTTTTGTTGGAGTTTTAACAGTATTAGCGTTAGCTTCAGTTCGTTGGAGAGTAAGGAAAACAGCGGCATCAACATTCATTGTGTACAGAGTATCTAATTAAAAGGGGAATAAAATGACAACAACTTACACATGGTCTGTTCTTAGTATGTCTACGTTGCCAGTAGTAGATGGCGAGACTGACGTAGTAGTTAACGCGCAGTGGTTGCTCACTGGTGTAGACGGAGAGACTACTGCTACTATAGGTGGCAACTCTCAATTTGTACTAGAGCAGGGCGGTGAATTTACTCCCTATGCCGACCTAACTGAAGCTGAAGTAATTGGCTGGATACAGTCAGGGCTAGGTGAGAGTGGTGTATACAGTATGGAGATGTGCGTTCAAGGGCAGATTAACTCTATCTTAAACCCTCCTGTTAGTCCCGAAGCTCAACCTTTACCGTGGTGATATAAATGATTAAGTTAGAACTAAGCCTTGAACAAATTAACCTAATAATGAATGGTTTGGGCAATATGTCATACACTCATGTATCTGCTCTAATTGACAACATTAGAACTCAGGTTGCTCCTCAACTTGAACAGCCTAAACCTGCTGTAGACGATCCAGAATGAAGAAGCTAGTTAAGAAGATAGACGAGAATATCATTGCGGTTGACTCCACCGTAGATCATGCACTTGACCTTATCAAGAACTCGAAGCGTAGTATAATAATTATTATCTTAATCGTTGGTCTAATTATTTGGATGGTGTAAATGGACGGTCAGATGATAATCAATCTGTTGGTTGGCAGCGGGCTGGGTGTACTAGGCTGGTTCGCTCGACAACTCTGGGATGCAGTGGAACGATTAAAGTCTGACGTTAAGGATATCGAGATCTGCCTACCTTCCAACTATGTTCGTAAACAGGATATGTCAGATCTTAAACACGACATGGAAGCCAGGTTCGATAAATTAGAATTAATGCTGGCTAGAATTTTCGAGAAGCTTGACCAGAAGCAAGACAAGTGAAACGTGCTATACATTCGAAGACTCTTTGGCTAAATGGATCTATAGTCCTTTTGCTAGGTCTTATTGAGTTGGCTGCGGCCACCTTCTCTGTGTACCTCCCTCCGATAGCGTATTCAATATTAATATTTATCTCCGGTGCAGGTAACATGGCCCTACGATGTTATACCAATCAGCAGTTGGTCAAATGATAATCCTCAAAGACTACTTCAATAATAAGATTGCGGAAGTAACTCCGGCCATAAGTCTCAACGGTCTCGACCTTCTGTACAAAGTTAATCGGTTACTCGCAGACTATGTCACTAAGGGTAACGTGTTGAGAGTCAGCCCAAAGACCGGGTGCCTGATCTCCGGCAATAAGGATGGGGATGGGGGATGGCGGCTCCCTACCTCTTTGACCGGATCATCTAAGTCTGCCCACAAACAGGGGATGGCTGTAGATATCTACGACCCGCAGAACAAATTAGATGACTACTTGACCGACGAGATACTAACTAAGTTTGATTTGTATCGCGAGGCACCGGAGTCTACCCTGGGATGGTGTCATCTTGGAACCAGGATACCAGGATCTGGTCATCGCACGTTCAAACCTTAATGCCATTCCTAATTCCAATCGCAGCCAAAATATCAATCGCCCTAACGCTCGTCATTGCGTTATTTTCATCCGGCCTATACGTTGGTAACCGTTTAGGAATATCGTCGTGCCAAGAGGCTGTAATCGAGTCGCAGAGGCACGGCCTTGAGGTCAGTGCAAAACAGTCTCAAATATCAGACTCAGTCACCACAAAATACGTTGATCGTATAAAAATTGTGCAGGGCAGGACTCGGGAAATAATCAAGGAGATTAAAGTCTATGTTAAAGATGATGCTGATACTTATCTGCCTGGTGGCTTCCGGATGCTCCACGATCTCGCCATCTATGACCCCGGCAACTCCAGTGGAACTGTTGATGAGACCCCCGTTAAAACTCAAGACTTTGCCGAAACAGTTGTCAGAAATTACGGTATCTGCCAAGAAAATTCACAAACCCTCGAAGCCCTTCAAGACTTTGTTAGACAGCAAGCAGCCGTTAGATGACGAGTAATGCTCTATTTATACCTGTTTTGGGATATAGATAGGTATAAAGTACAGATCTATTTGTAATATGCGTGTTGGCCGCAGATTGTAACCAGCTTCAACTTGCTCCAACTCTTTGGCTTCTCGATCCACGTTGCGTGGAAGTGGGTGGCTTCAAACTTCCCGTTACCGTAGATGGCCATTCTTGCTGATCGCTCTGCCTGTAGCCATTCTCTGCTCTGAACATTGGGCCGATACTCAGACTTGAGAACTCCTCCATACATCTTCTCCGGCACCCACGAGAACTGCGCCGGTGACAGGACTACCTTTGCTATATCGCCATCTGGACCAAGCCGATTTAACACTACCTGGGCGGTCTTAACCTGACAATGCTCAGGCTCACCTCTTGATTCGTAGAATGTCACCAGGGTCAGCCAGATAAGTAGTTCAGTCATTTGTATGTTTATTTCGTGATTCCATTAAGATTTTGTATAGCTTTCTTTCTCCGTCAATTCTTTTACCTTTTAACAAATGCTCTTGATATTTCAACGCTTGGCGCATAAATGTTAATTCCCTTCTAGCAATGAATAATTTTTCAGCAAGCACTCTTGAATCGGTTGTGGTTTCCAGAATGGCATTGACTGCTTGCTCTCTATTCTCTGTCTCATTATCCACGCCCTAGCCTCCTTTGTCGGTGGCGTATAAGTACCTTTCCACGCCGAATCTATCCCTATATTTTTTGCAATATTCGTACTATCTGCACTTGCAAACGGAAGTCTTGAAAATACATCTGGGTCAAGCATACGAAGCCCATGCAGTTTGCATATTGGGTTCCCAGACTTGTCGCAGATGGAATTCATAGCCTCAGCGATTCTAACCCACCACAAAGAATTCCCAATTGCAGAGAAATTTCCACTTGAACCCAAACAAACTCTGGGCCAACGGGAAGCCAGTGACTGTAACCTTTCTATGGACTCATGTAAGTGCCAAACAGGTGACCCAATCCATTTATTCTTTGCATCTTGCCAGGGCCACTCCTCAATAAGAGCATCATTCATCTCCTCAGTCCCATCAATAATGTCAGGAATTACAGCAAAATCAAAATTAGGAATTCTATGTAACTTCGCTACCCATTCGTAATATCTATTCCAATCGGTTACAGGCTCCCCGCTTCGCCAAGCAGAAAATGCTCCATTGTCAACCGCAAAACTTTGACAAACTTCAACGGCTACAGACAATTGGTGCGGGTCACGAAAACTTACAAAAGCATGACCGCCGGAAATTGCTTGCGCGGCAGCCGTTGATGGATTAATTGGCAAACCGTGATAATGAATCATTTATTTCCCCAACACTTCCAGCATAAATATACTGCGCGAGGAGGTACGCAATACAATAACTCTGCTTGTAATTTGCAGATGGCGCAAATCTTTTGACAATATGGATGCGTTTTAATCAAAACTTTCTCCTATTACACGCCATCATCCGATTCTTTACACCAATTATCGAACTCCTCTTTATCGGCTTGCCTGTAATGCCCTAGCACATCTCTTAACTCTGACTCAAGAGAATCTAGCAGATCATCCCAACCATCAGCGTGACCTGTTGCCAGATCAAACGTACCCATGATTCTGATCAACCGTTCTTTTGGATCACTCATGTGTTCTCATTACAATATCAATCCTATTAAATAACATATGATCACCATGATCACCACCACCGGGGTGATGGCCAGGAATATCATCAACGCTTCATGGTGCGAGAACCGGTGCTTCCATTTATTTTTAATCATTCTTTGCTCCGTAGTTTTAGAACCGCACATGGCACCCACTGAATGCCGGTTATAGTACAGTTCTAATTAAAAGGTATGTCATCGTCCATGTCTTCAAACCCATGGGCGGCTTGAGCCTTCACCGGGCGGGTATGCTGCTCTGGGGCCGCCTGGCGCTCTCCGGCCTCTGGTGCCTTGCCTAGCATCTTCATCTCACTCGCCACGATCCCAGTGGTGTAGCGTTCAACCCCTGATTTGTCGGTCCACTTCTTGGTTTCGAGTCTTCCCTCGATGTAGACAGAAGACCCCTTCCGCAGGTAATTGGCAGCTACTTCAGCAAGCTTCCTGTAGAAAGTTACGCGGTGCCACTCTGTATTCTCCTTGGACTCTCCGCTATTCTTATCCTTCCACGACTCCGATGTGGCCACGGACACCGACACAACTGAATCTCCATTCTGCATATAGCGAACCTCTGGATCTTTACCAACATTGCCCAAAATTATTACTTTATTTACTGATGCCATTTTGATTCTCCTTTTTATTTGCTTTAATTTGACGGACACAAGATGCTACGGTTCCATGGTTCATGCACAGAAGTACAGCGATTCTATGTGGCATATATAGTTTCCCAGTGTTCGGGTCTATTTTGCCCATCATAAATTCAATCTCTGGCATTCTACTTTTTACTGACTCGTGCCTGACGAACTCCTTCTGCGGGGTATTGCGCGGCCTTTGAATCCTTGGCGGCAGATGATTGTCAGTCCGGTACTCATCGATTATCTTGCGGCAATAATAGTACCTCAAAGTGTAGTTTACCGTGCTGAAAGATTCGGCGATCTCGATTAACGACTTACCTTTGTCTATCATCTGCGACATTTCCTTGGCGTGTTTGGAGAATAGATTCTTGCGACCCCTCTTCTCATCAACACTATCAATAAACATACTCGCGGCCTTACCAGGGTATCTCAGCGACAGATACTTAATTTGAGCGGGGTAGTTGAATACTAGATCCAACTTAGTGCTGTCGCATACCAGCAATGGGCTTGCTCTGGTGTACTCAACCGCCCAATGCACGGTCTTGGGGCAGTCGGAGAACATATCCTCAAACATCGGCAGTCTCCGTTTCGTGACCTAATATTGACCGCACTACAACAGAAGGTGGAACAAGTTCACCAGTAATTGAAGAATAAATATATTCAAAATTATCAGGGAAAGATTTCCATTTTCTATGATCATTAAAAGCCATATCTAACCTCTCCGATAAATTTGAGGGTTCGTTAAATGGTTCCCATTCTTCGAAATCCCCGTCCGCTTCGTCATTTCCAAACATTTTTGCAGATCCTGGCCACAACACCCCTCCATTTTTTACTGTTTTAAACAAACAATCGAATGGATTTGTAAGTTCATCTATCGTCCAAAATAGTTCAACTAAATCAGTTGCCACGAAGAATCCAACCATTTCATCCCCATCGCCCAATTTATGGTCTTTGCTGCGTTTTAATTTAACAATGTATGCACTCATCATTTCCCCCAGTTTAAAAGTTTTTGATACATCTGATCTGATTCTTTTAAAAAGATCCTGACCTCAAGTTCCAGCGCCTTGATGTAGTCTTCATCACGCTCAACCCTATAAACATACAGGCTCAGATTGTCTGGGAGATCAGGAGAGTAGGAGCAGAAATCGAACCACTCCCTGCAGGTTACCCACAGGCACCCCTGCACTTGCGCCCGGTGACCCGACGGATACCCTCCGGCCTGGATAGTTTCGATCTGGATATGAGGAAGTACCGACTTGATCTCGCACCCACCGTCCGTCCCAATCAATCCGTCAGGACTACACCCAGCCATGATAGATGAATGGGGTACGAATCCAACCTCCTCAACAATGTTACCGGTGGTGGACTCATATGCCATACGAGCGAAAGGCTCCTGTTCCGTTCCTCTGTCTGTATGAACATTTGAGAATGACTCAGCAGCCACCTTGCCGGTCAATCGTTCGGTGACGATCTTGAGCAGATACTTTTTGCGAGTAATTCCTTGACCCTTGGCCAGGACATCAGCAAAACATGATGCTGTAGCACGGCCCCTCCGGGCCTCAAACCATGCATCCGATCCCTGGATATCCATTATTTCACCGCCGCATCGATAAACTCCAAATGCTTCAAGAGAACCGCCTTGATCCGTGCATGAGCAGCCAGATCCTGTATTACAGTGCAAGCATTAAGTGCCTTTTGCCATTCTGCCTTAGCCTGTTCCTTTGTCAGCGTGGCCTCGATCTTGGCCTTGAAGTCACCTATCTGCCGCTCAGACATAATCTCAACTTCTTTTTTGTCATCTTTTTCTATTGCCTTATTCCCATCATCATCCTCCGGGGCGATACCAACCATGGCTGCCAGGGCGTATCTACGGGCATAGGTTATTGCAGATCCAACTCCATGGGCATCAGGCTTTGCCAAGGGCATTACAAACCGGCTGCTGATCCACTGGCCAGATGAGTGCATAAGTATTGTCTCGACCGCGATCCCGCCGGTCTCAGACACATCGGGCATCTGCACTACAGACAATTCATTCTTGGCCAACTGCTCACGGCAAGCATCCCAGGTGCTGGCAAGGTCAGCGTACTTTGCCTTGAAGTGCGGGTTCAAACTGTCCTTCAACGCACCTTTTATAGCACCTTGGGCGCGGGATAATGCTGCTGCTAACTCATTTATATTCTCAGACTTGTTCATGTTGTTGCTCCTGTTGTAGTTGTTGTTGATAATTTAATTCGGTAGAGTCATCGATCCACTGGTCCAGCAATTCAACAAAGTGTTCCTTGCAGACCCAGCCGCCATCGTTGAGGATGATCATGGCCGCATCATTTACCTGGCTTTCGCTAGGTGCATACGATTGATATGATTTCATTTTAGTAATCTCCTTTATTTACAAAATACGCTCAAATGTTAACTTGTTGAAAAAGTGGGAGGCCTGTAGCCCGTATTTAACTGGGCGCTTCCTGTACAACTCCCAGCTATCACCAGCATCTCGCACTCCATAATTCACCATGGTATCGCCAAAGAATCTCATTGTTTCCCTGGTAAAGAAAAAATGACCCGAATCGCTATGTTCCACGTTCCACTTCAACTCACTTGGCCTCATTTTAATAATCTCCTTTATTGATAGATGCGGCTTGACCCCGTCTAGGATCGTCTAGGATCTCGTCCAGTGCGCTATCTGCACCTTTTGATGTGTAGGTACGCTGACGTTCCTCTTGCTGGTCATCTGCCCTCTCAATGATGGCGCGGTACGACTTCAGTAAAGCTTCACGAGTTGCTTGATCCTTGATGCTGTTGAAACTCAGTATGCTTCTAGCAACTCCAAGCTGGTACTGGGTTACTTGCTGCTCGATGATGTCTTTTAAAATCATTTTAAACTCCGCAGTTATCGATTGATGAAACGAGTGCCAGGCCCAGAACTATCACGGCTATCAGTAAGATAGGGATAGGGTCGAACTCAGGCACCCACTTGTTAAGGTCACTTCCGTACTTGTCGTATTTGCTCATTTTGTTCTCCAGTTAAGTTGTTTGCTGCGACCACAACCAAATCGTACATCAGAACCAAGCACATTGCAACACCATTGTGCATAAATAAATCACTTGCAACTGTACAATTATTGTGCCTATAATGTGGGATGAACAAAAAAGACCTTATAGAATTGTTGGGGGGAACCGCAGAAAGGGCGGCAACAAAGCTGGGATACAGTCACAGAAACTCTATCCAGCGATTCCCAGATGAGTTGACTGCTAGTCAGGTCAATGTTGTTTTATTAAGAATGAGGGCTGTCAGAATACCTATCCCTCAAAATTGGAGATTAAAATGAAATCACAGAAATTTAGGTTGTTAGAATGGCTAAAGAAGCGCGGCAGTGTCACTCGTATACAGGCATATGAGAAGCTTGGAATCTTTGAACTGTCTCGCCGGTTGTCAGAGTTACAGGCTGATGGCCATATCATAGACCGATCTATGAGGGTTTATGTCAAGAACCGGTTTGGAGAAGAAATTAAGGTAGGAAAGTCTTTTCTTATTAAAGCTAAATACTGATATAATCACCCTGCCTGGACTCACAAGCCGGGCAGTCTACGAGGTATCAAATGCAAATAACTAGTATCTTTTATGATGGGACCCGGGCGAAACGCCTATACCTCGTTGTGGCTATCGTCTGTCGGGTTGTTCCCGGCTCCCATCGCAAAGGATATTTATTATGAGTTCAACTCCATGGTTCAAGTTCTACCCAGGTGATTACCTGGCAGATACCAGAAGACTGACCAGAAGTCAGCATGGTGCCTACTTGCTTTTAATAATCGATTACTTCGCAAGCGGTAAAGCCCCTCCAAATGATGATGAAATCTTAGCCAGACTTACTTTATGCGAATCGCAAAGCGAGTGGATTGCGATACGCAAAGCGATCTCACAATACTTTGACATCACTGATGTTTGGACCAACTCTCGCTGCGAGAAAGAACTCAATGCGAGAACGTCAGAACACAATAAAAAGAGTGAGGCCGGTAAAAAAGGCAATGAAATCAAGTGGGGTCAATCGCAAAGCGAGTCGCAAAACACTGATTCTGCGAATCGCAATTCGATCGCAATACCAGATGTTAGAAGTCAGAGGTTAGATGTTAGAAGTAAGAAGTCAGAATCCATAAAAAACAAAGACACGCATCTATCGATGCTTCTCAATGTTGGAGTTGAAAATCAAATAGCAAAAGACTGGCTGTCGATAAGGAAGATCAAAAGACTTCCTCTTACAGAAACCGCATTTGATGCCATTTCCAAAAAGATTCTGGGTGCCGGGCTGACAATGAACGCCGGTATAAAGATTTGTGTTGAGCAGGGGTGGGCTGGTTTTAGTGCGGACTGGCTTGCCACGGTGCCAGAGTTAAAGTTAAGGGGTCCTCATGTGAACTGGTACGACACAGAAGAAGCAACGCACGAAAGAGCAAGACGGGAAGGAGTGGAAATAATTGATGATCTTAGACTATTACGAGTGAGGTTAAACGATGTTATACAATCAAAGAGGATCTGAACCGGAGAGCAGACCGTTTATTAATTGTTCTGTTGGTTCGTGCCGTGGAAGCGCAATACTTGTAGTTAACAAATCAAATGTATGTAGGGAGCATTATGAGAACTTCCATACGAGCGAGGCGTTGAAGTGGAACCTTAAAATGGGTCTTGATACTGTGGATAAGCGCAAGGATTTCGTGTCTGCAAATATCAGGCAAACAATTAAATCAATCAAAACAACTGGAGTCTAAAATGAAATCTGGAAAATTCGCATGGGAAACAAAGCATGAGATCGCGTTTCTTAACAAGATTGGCACCTGGGGGGCTACCCCTAATCGCTTGGCCAAATCGAAGCCTGAGTTGGTTCAGCAGTATTTGGATGTAATGTTCAATCGTAAAAACTGGGGTGATGTAGATAAAAAAAAGGTTGAGGATCACTGTTTCAACATGATCGCCGGTCGAACAAGTTGATCTACTGGCATGGCCGCAAGTTTGAAATCGTGTCGGAGTCGGTTATAACGGTTCATCCTGACCCATTGCCAAAAAAGAAGGGGGATAGATCAAGAGTCTACCCTCCTTCCTTCCAATACATCGCAGTCAAGACAAAAGAGGTTAAAGATGAAAGACGAAATAAGCCCGTTCAAAGCATTAGATTTCCTTCGAGACAACGCGGAGGAGTATGGACGGTGTAAAGCGAATGTAATTTATCTCCAAGAATTCCGCAAATCCAAAAAGAGTCTGCTTATGAATCAGTCGGATCTGAAGACTGAATCTGCGAAGGAGGCTTTCGCTTACGCCCACGAGGAATACCAAGATCACCTGGCCACGATCCGGGTTGCCATCGAGGAATACGAGTCTATGAGGTGGATGATGATTGCAGCCCAGGCTAAGATTGATGTATGGAGATCCTTGGAATCAAGTGCTAGGATGCTCGACAAGGCGGCAACGTGACCAAGTATTGCATGGGTTGCAGACAGATGAGGGATTACAGCAAACCACTGGACTGGGGGGTGAAGCTTAACAAATGGGGGAAGGTGTCTCGAAAGATCTGCCCTATCTGCGTAGCGGGTGCCAAGAAGTATAGCGTTTCCGGGAAGTATGAAAGGCCATGAAAGCCAAGAAGTGCAAAGTCTGCAAGGTATCGTTCGTTCCAACCAAGCCACTACAGTCTGTCTGTGACTTTGGATGCGCTATCGAGTTGAGTCTGATCAAAAGAGAAAAGAACGAAAAGAAAGAAAAGAAGGAAAAGAACGCGGAGATCCGTAAAGCCAGAGCAGCCATTAAAGATAAAGACCGCAGGGCATGGCTTAAAGAGGCCCAGGTTGCGTTTAATAAATGGATTAGGGTCAGAGATAGGGAGTTGCCCTGCATCTCGTGTAATCGCTTCCACGGTGGCCAGAACCATGCCGGTCATTATCTCCCGACCTCCACAAGATCATCTCTCCGATTCCATCCGGACAACGTCCACCTTCAGTGTCAACCATGCAACTGTCATCTCCATGGTAATATCGTTCCGTACAGACAAGAGTTATTGAGGAGAATCGGTGCAGAACGGTTAGAATTTCTGGAAGGGGTCCATCAATCAAAATACTGGTCCATCACAGAGTTGAAGGAAATTAAGATTAAATACACTCAACTTATAAAAGGATTGGATGATGAGCGATGAGGCTGATTTAGGAAATGAACAGATGGAAAAGGATCTCGATTATGCACTGAGGGCGGCAAGGAAACCCTTGAGACCTGGACGAGCCGGTGACTGCGACATTTGTGCGGAGTGGAGCGGGAGGTTAATCGAGGGAGCCTGTTCATATTGTAGGGAAAAGTACAAATTACCTTGAGACATTCTGCTGGACAAAACCGCTTAAAACTCGCAGCCGGATTACTGAAATTGGATGCTGGGGTGGATGTTCTGAAGCATCTAAACTCACTCCCACCGGAGCGGCGGATGGAATTGAAGGGACTCGTGGACTGGATAGAGGAGTACGAAGGCTATAGATTCGAGCATCAAAATCAGGTCTGAATCTATAGTCCTATCTGCCTTGTGTATTAAAATCATGGGTGTAGAATGAAACTGTATTCATGTTCGTACGGCGGGAATCGCTCATGGGAAACCGTATCGCACCTCCAGAATTGATTTGGGCAGTCAAATTAATGAGCAACGCCCCCCTCTTTGGGTAACAAGCCTGGTAAGTATGTAGCAGTTAACGAGTTCGGCTGGAGAATTGGCCAAGATCATCACAATGCTAAATTAAGCAACGATGATATCGACCACATTAGAGATCTGAGAGAGGATCTTGGGCTGAGTTACTCAGAAATTGCCAGACGTTATTCAATATCCGTGGCGGGAGTCCAAAAGATTTGCAACTACACCCGCAGATCTCAATCAGTGGACCACTTCAAAAAAGTAAAATGAGTAAAATTAAATCAACTGTAATAGGAAGACCGACTCTACTTACAGAGTCCATGGCTGATGCTATATGCGGAAGGATGGAGACCGGCGAGAGTCTCAGATCAATCTGCCGGGATGATGCATTCCCTACGCTAGGAGCGGTAATTAAATGGCTTGCGAACGATGCAAATAAGTCTTTTAGATTGCAATACGCGCACTCCCGTCAAGTGGGGCTTGAGGTTATGGCTGACGAGGTGCTGAATATTGCCGATCAAGAACCTGTAAAGACCACCGATGGGAAGATCGATAACGCCGGGGTCCAGCACCAGAGGCTGCGAGTTGATACTAGAAAATGGATACTCTCCAAGCAATTACCTAAAGTCTACGGTGATCGGACCATCCTTGCCGGTGATGAAGATGCCCCCCTTAATCCACTGACCAACAACGAACGCGCAGCCCAGGCTGCTAAGATCATCAACGAGGCTGTCGAAAGGTCTAAGCTTGATCAAGATTGATCCAGATATTCTAAAGTTTCTCACGCCGGAAGAACTGGCTGAACTGGACCTGTTGCTTCAATCCGACACTGTTGTATGGAGACCGCTGCCTGGCCCACAGTCCATGGCTTACCATTCCAAGGCTGATATTATTGGATACGGTGGCGCGGCCGGGGGCGGGAAGACTGACCTGGCAGTAGGAAAATCTCTGACCAAACACCAAACTGTTGGCATCTTCCGGATGAACGGTACTGAGTTGACCGGGGTGATCGACCGGTTCACGGATCTGTTGGGAAATAGGGTGGGATTTAACGGAAAGGACAATATCTGGCGCCTGACCAGGCCGGATGGCCAGCGGGTCCAGGTAGAGTTCTGTTCCTTCCCAAACCCGGGCGATGAGAAGAAGTATCAGGGTAGACCTCACGACTTCTTAGTGTTTGATGAAGCCGCGAACATGAGGGAGGATCAGGTCAGGTACGTCATGGGATGGCTACGGACCACCAAACCAAACCAATCATGCCAGGCACTGCTTACATTCAATCCTCCAACGACTGCCGGTGGCCGGTGGATCACTAGATACTTCGGTCCGTGGTTAGATAAGACCCATCCAAACCCGGCCAAGCCTGGAGAGTTGAGATGGTATGCGACCGTTGGCGGCAAGGATCTTGAGGTCGTAAGCGGGGAACCATTCGACTTGGATGAAGAGCGCATAACTCCACAGTCTCGAACATTCGTTCCATCGAGGATCGGTGACAATCCTTATCTGCTGAACACTGGATACATGGCTCAGTTGCAGTCACTACCAGAACCGCTTCGGTCACAGATGCTGAATGGTGACTTCCAGGCTGGCATTGAAGACAACCCATGGCAAGTGATCCCAACCGAATGGATCGACCAAGCCATGAAGCGGTGGAGGAGGCCAGAGAAGCTTGCTCCAATGGACTCGATAGGGGTGGACGTAGCGAGAGCAGGTAAGGATAAAACACTGCTGGCTCGAAGGCACGGGATGTGGTTCGATGTTCCAATGGTCTATCCCGGATCTGCAACTCCTGACGGTCCAACAGTTGCCGGTCTTGTAGTCGGAGCAATGAGAGATCGATGCGTAATTCATATCGATGTGATCGGAGTCGGTGCCAGCCCATATGACTTCTTATCTGAGTCGAGACTTCAAGTGATTGGTGTTAACGTATCGGAGTCTGCCCTGGGATTGGATAAGTCCGGAAGACTGAGGTTCAAGAACCAGCGTTCAGAACTCTACTGGAGGATGCGAGAGGCTCTAGATCCAGCAAACAACACTGGGATATGTCTACCACCTGACTCTGGTCTGCTGGCTGATCTAGCGGCTCCAACATGGAAGCTGGTTGGAAGTACGGTTTATGTATCAAGCAGGGAGGAGATAATCGAGAAGATCGGTCGGTCACCTGATTACGCATCAGCCTATGTACTAGCATTGATGGACACTCCGAAGCGGCACATTGTCATGGAATTGGGTAATTACAAAGGAAGGAAAGAATATGACCCTTACCAAAAAGAAGAATCAAGTATCCGTAACTGATAAAAGTTGTGAGATCGTCAAGTTTGTTACATCACTAGATGCACGTTTTCTTACACCAACCCCCTCAAATGAGGACATGGTAAAGATACAAGAGAAGATGCTAGAGATGCCGCAGACTCTCGTTTCTATTGATCATTTCATCCATGGTGGAATGTACAGTAGGACATCATTTATACCGGCAGGGGTTTATGGGATAGGGGTGGAGTGGGCAGAGGATCATATTGCAATAGTCGTTGGGGATATAACAGCAACGACAGACGAGGGAGTTGTAAGGATACGAGGACATAACATATTAAAAGTGAAGGCTGGATCTAAGAGAGCGGTTCTTGCTCATGCGGACACATACTTCACAGCAATATTCACCACAAAAGCAACTGATGTATTTGATGCGGAAACAGAGTTGTCGAGAGAATGTGATTTCTTACAAACAAGGATGGGGTAAATTATGTCTGGATGGATCGCCGCATCGGTAGCTGTGGTTGGGGCATTAACTCTAGGTTATAGCGTTTACGCCGGAGAACAAGCGGCTGGACAACAGAAGAGGCAGCTTGCCCAGCAAAAAGAGGCGCAAGATGCTCAACTCGCGCAGCAAAAGGCACAGATGGCGCAAGCTGACGAAGCTACTAACAAGGCTAATCAAAAGGCTCCCGATAAGAATATTCTGGAAAAGGAGAAGATGGCTGCTTTGCAAGGAGTTGGTGAAACAATGCTCACCGGCCAACTTGGAATCCCTCAAGAGAAACTAAGTTTGGCCAAGAAGACCACTCTGCTAGGAAGCTAATGCAAACTATTGCATTGGAAGACGCTGACGAGAAGTACGAAGAATTAAAAGAACTGTACCAAGAACATTACACTGCAACTTGCGACAGGTTAAAGGAAATTGGAGTTGACCTGCCTCCATACAATCCAAGGCTTGGAGAGTATAAGAGGGCTGCAAATGCAGGTGTAATGATCTCAATAGTTGCGAGGAATGATGATAAACCTATCGGGTATTTTAACATTTACATCTCACTGGATATGCAGAACCAAGACCTGGTTGGTGCAGAAGCCGGTCTATTTGTATCGAAAGATTGTAGAAATGGTATCGGCAAGAAGCTGATAAAGTTTGGGCTGGATGAGATGAGATCTCGCGGAGTTAAAAGATACTACGCAAGTGCGGTAACTGATCTGAGGACAGCAAAATTGTGGGAGAGAATGGGTTTTAAGCATTACTCGCACTCGATGTTATTTAATTTCGCGGGAGAATAATATGTGTTTCGGTGGAATGCCAGCAATGCCAGCAATGCCAGAGGTTCCTAAAGTAGTTGACCAGACTCAAGCTAAACAAAATGCCTCGGCGGCCACTACGCGATCCAGATCAGCCCAAGAAGCGATGGCTTCTGATCCGGGGACAATGCTTACCGCTGGAGCTGGAGTTGATCCAGCTACACTGGAACTAGGAAAGAAAACGCTTCTTGGCGGCTAACTTAAAGGAGAGATATTATGTGCGGTCCATCCCCCCCACCATATGTACCACCACCACCAGTCATTGACCAGAGCCAGGTAAAGCAGAACGCGGCCGCATCTAGTCAAGCATCTGGAACTCAGCAAGCAGCAACCGGCCAAGGTGGTGGCTCAACCATGCTTACAGATGGTGGAATGGGCATTGATCCAGCAAGTCTAGCACTTGGAAGAAAATCTCTATTGGGTGGTTAAATGGCGAAGATAAAGACTCAGGCACCAAGAAACGCTCCGCTTGAAATACCAAAGCGCGAAAAACTATTAACTCGCTGGGGTCAACTCAAGAGTGAACGGGCTTCTTGGTGGAGTCATTGGCAAGAAATCTCGTCTTATATCCTACCAAGGTCAGGACGTTTCTTTGTCCAAGATCGAGACAAGGGTTGGCGCAGACATAACAATATCTATGACAACACCGGCACTCGCGCTCTAAGGGTGCTGGGCGCAGGTATGATGGCAGGTGCCACCTCACCAGCCCGTCCATGGTTTAGACTCGCCACAAGCGATCCTGAGTTGAATAAATACGCTCCGGTTAAGATTTGGTTGAGCGATGTAACCAAGTTGATGCAGATCATCTTCCAGAAATCCAACACCTACCGTGCGCTGCATCAAATGTACGAGGAACTTGGAGCATTCGGAACTTCTGCCAACATTATTCTCCCTGACTACCAGAATGTTATTCACAACTATCCCTTGACAACAGGGGAATTTGCTATTGCAACTGACTACCAGGGCAAGGTATGCACCTTGTACCGTGAGTTTGAGAAGACTGTAGCAGAGTTGGTCAAGGAGTTTGGGTATGAGAACTGCTCGACAAGCGTACAGAATATGTATGACCGCGGATCTCTCGACCAGTGGGTGACGATTATCCATGCAATCGAGCCTCGTGAAGACCGCGACAGCCGCAAGAAAGATTCAAAGAATATGCCTTATATGTCAGTCCACTTTGAAATTGGTGGCAATCCTGATCAGTACCTGCGCGAGTCTGGCTACAAAGTATTTCCGGCAGTGGTGCCTCGATGGGCAACAAGCGGCGGCGATATCTACGGTGGATCACCGGCAATGGAAGCATTGGGCGATGTAAAGCAGTTGCAGCATGAGCAACTACGCAAGGCTCAAGGGATCGATTACAAGACAAAGCCACCTCTTCAAGTGCCATCCAGCATGAAGAATCGTGATGTCGAGACTCTTCCTGGCGGGATAACATTCGTTGATCAAGTCAATGCCGGTGGAGGAATCCGCACAGCGTTCGATGTAAACCTAGACCTATCTCACCTATTGGCAGACATACAAGATGTCCGTGAGCGCATTCGTGGGGCGTTCTATGCTGATCTTTTCCTTATGCTTGCAAGTGCAACTGATACCAGGATGACTGCAACTGAGGTTGCTGAGAGACATGAAGAGAAGTTATTGATGCTTGGACCAGTTCTTGAGCGGTTACATAACGAACTGCTAGATCCATTGGTTACGCTGACCTTTGATCGGATTGTCGAGGCCGGTATTCTCCCGCCGCCACCTCCAGAATTGCAGGGAGTGGAACTCAATATCGAGTTCGTATCAATGTTGGCACAGGCTCAACGTGCAATTGGCACCAACTCTGTAGATAGATTCGTGACTAGCCTGGGGAATATTGCTCAGATCAAGCCGGATGTTCTTGACAAGTTCGACTCTGACCAATGGGCTGATGTTTATTCAGAGATGTTGGGGGTAGATCCCCATCTCATAGTTCCTGGTGAGCAAGTCGCAATGATTAGACAAGGAAGACAAGAGGCAATGGCGGCACAGCAACAAGAAGCGCAAGCGCAACAAGCATCTCAGACCATAAAGAATCTTGCCCAGTCACCAACTCAAGATCCGAATGCTTTGACAAACGTGATCGATATGTTCAGCGGTTATAACACCCCACAAGGAGGTTGAAATGGCAATGATTAATATGAAGAGCAAGCCTGAGATGGAAGAGATGCCTGGAGCGATG